ACCTTGCGAGGGTCCACAAGGTCGTCCCAGAAACAGCCATCGAAGCGTCCTCCGATGAAACCACTATCCATACCGTAGGCACTTAGGGTTGGCTCCTTTTCACTAATAGCACCAGACTCCTCTGGCTGCATAACAATAAACGCTTCGTTAGTCCACAGTTCTTTTTCCAACGGCTTAAAGCGACCAAAGTCGTGAGCCATTGTCGTAATAGCATCAAGTGCTTGTCCACGTTCTTTAAGCATCTCATCTGCTTGTTCTGGAATAACACGTTCTAGTGATCTACGCACACGCATCAAGTTTCGTTTGGCTAGGCTCATAGTCGCACTACCAGTCAAAAGACGAGTAGAACGATTACGGCAAATGACCCAACACGTAATGTCATGTAGCAATGTGGTTTTACCAGAACCAGGTGGCATGTTCATAACCACGTATTCTTTGTCTGGCGACTCAAGTAATTCTACTAAAGCAATACCGGCTTCTTCTTGCCATGGCGTAGACACACGGCCAAAGTAACGTTCACGAAAATAACCAAAATCTTCTAGTGCTAACTTGGCTTCGTCTGACAATCTGTCATACGGTATCGGCCCAGAGAGTTTGGCTTCTTTCTTTAATTCTCGGTAGTTGCTGGCAGAACTATCAATGCCTTCATCGGCACGTAGATTCTGAGCAGCCTTTTCTACACGGTAGGCAGTAGCCTCTGAGAACTTAGCCTTGCGAGCACTTTCGGCAATAGAGAACCCCGCTGTGCGTGCCTCAAAGTACTTCTTACGTTGTACTGGTGTTACTGCCATTTATGAGTTCAATGCGTCAGCAATCAAACCACGCACTCTGTATCCAGGTACGTTGGAATCACCAATGGTAAAGATGCCGCCAAGTCCATCGTTGTAGTCTTTAACCGCAACTACTAAAACGTAATCTTCTACGACGGGCATCTCCCATGGTGCATCACTTGGTAGTTCCTCGTTTATGCGGTTGAGAAACTTGGGGAGGTTTTCATCGAGCCACTCTTTAAGTGACTTTTCAATAATCTCCCCATGTGACATTAGGCTGTTGGTGTTGTTGTGTCAGCCTTGATTGATTCCGCTGCCTGTGTAGCAAGGTGACTTGCAAGCAACAAGTTGCCTTCAAGATTGTTCTTGCGTACAAAGTGGAGGGCCTGAACAAATGTAGATGCCAAAATGCACAGCGATGCTACAAGTCCTTCAACTCCTACAGGGATCTTAAATCCTGGGTGAACAACTGCTAGTACTGCTCCTGCTCCTGTAAGGAGTGAGGTGATGTGTGGTGCGTATGTTTTCTTCATGCTTTAAGCATAGCATGAGAAATCCCCCCAGTTATGCAACCAGGGGGATTCTCGGAAGGAGGGTGAAAAAGTAGCCTGTCCGAACTACTCTTTTATCTTAGCACACATCTATGGCGGAAGTCAAAAAAAATTTTAAAATTCGCACCAAGGTGCAAAGCCTGGACTAGCGCTGGGACTCTACCCATGCTTGCCAGTCCTGGCCGTTAACGGTGATCGTAATACCTCTACGTCGACGGCGCACCCTGCGTCTGTATTTGGGATTAAAAAGCCAAGTAGAAGGGTCTGTGTCTCGCAAAATCTTGGGTACAAGAAACACGGGGTAGTTACTTCTTTTTCTTTGCTTTAGGCTTTACTTTAGAATACTTCTTATTGGCAGCAGCAATAGTCTTTTCGCCGTGCTTGTCTTTAGGTCGGCCGCAGCCACAGGTAGAACACATACACCAAGCATACACATAGTAGACACCAGGGTGCGTAACATGTCGCGCAAAGTGTGGTATCCTGTATGTACTACCGATGAGAGTAGTCGTGGGTGCAAGTCCCCCCGGAGTGTGAGTCTTACTGCCATGCATGTAAATGCCCTGTACGTAAGATACTCGCCGGAGTTAGCCGGTTAGAGCGGTATTCGGTCGAACACGCACCATAAGCCATTGGTGAAATGTCCAAGTACTTCTAAACGCATCGGACAAGCCTCGTGTTCATGACGGGTGGATGTCCCATTTAAGATACTTAAGTCTTTCTTTTTTGGTTAGGTGATGCGGGGATACCTGTAAGCAAAGCCTGAGTATTAAAGATAGTGCTTTTAAGGGGGATTAAGAAAGAATAATGAGGGTTCTCACCTGATCGGTTTGAAACCTTTTTTGTTCGATTTCTCTCCGCGAAATCAAACGCGCTTTTTTACAGCATATGTACCAAAACCCTTATAAACACTGGTGATGAGAATGACAGTTCACCGTTTTTGAGATACACTTTTACGCAGAGGCACCCCCCTCGGCACACATCCGGTCAAATACGAACACTTGTTCGCCTACTTACTCGTTAGTATTGGTACCTATACGCACGAATAAGGGATGCTGAGGGATGGGCTTATCTCTCACGTCACCACTGAACCAGCATGCCGAAGATCAAAATCTAGGCACCACTGAGGCCGCACCAGCAGCACCACCACATGACCACCAGCACCACACATCGAGCACCGAGCCATCATCGGGCCACTGTCACCAGCCGCGCTACAAGGCACCTAGAGCCGCCGCACCAGCCATCCGGACTGAACTACGAGCACTAAAAAACCGGCCCGAAGGCCGGCCTCTTAGCGTGTCTAATGGGTAGCGGTTACTCGTCTAAGTAAATCACCACCATCGCCAGCATTGCAGTGACCGCGAGCCAAACAAGGCACGCAAACGGGTCGGACTGGTGAGGCATCGACCAATGCACCGTGACCGCGTAGTGAACCTTTAACGCGACCACGTAGCCCGTGACCACACTCAGCACCAAGCCGCACCACGTGCGCACTGAGTAGCCATCATTCGACCTCATTGCATCACCTCCGCGCCTGAGTAGTCGCACTGGCAATCCCATGAACCGAGCCAGCACTCTTGGCACGTGCCGCACGCATCGCACCACTCATCACTAACCAGCGCATCGCAGTCAGCATCAACACATGCACGCATCATCGACACATCGACCGGCTCAAATGTTTCGTAGTCATCGAGTGCACCAAAAGTTGAGTAAGCACCCATGATTCGATAAGAGGCCGGCTGAGTGTAAGAGCGATTCGAGAACCACACATCGCCGCGCCAATGTCCGAGCGACTCACCGAGAATCGTCACCGGCTCATGGTCATCTTCAGCACTGAGAATCACGCACTTCGAACCTGAACCCGACACGAACCCATCGAGCACATCGAACCCGACCTCAGTGCCGAGCACGCGAGCACCACCGAGCGCGGAAATGTAATCCTCCGCAAACACTCGTGAGTCACTGCGCCAATCACCGGCACCAATGCGAACGGGTAGCACGCCGTTATGGCCGAGCATCGTGCGAGGTGAACCATCCACCGCGAACGGGTGGCATCCATCGATGTTGACCGCGCCGTGAGTAGCGATGCGAGCGTGAAACATCCACGCAATTACCGAGCCATTGTGCCTGGTCATTGAACCTAAAAAAGAGCTAATGAGATCACTAGAACTCATGCTCCGCTGAGTCTCGATGTCACGCACTCCGAGAGCATCCTCGAACAGAATCGAGAATCCGAAACCGTCAGGATTACTCATGCACGCTCGATTCAATTCATCGAGCGTAGGGATGTCATTCGACAGGCCGCAAATTAAGATGCACATGACTTACGCCTCCACCATCTCGAACGTGCCACCATCGAGCACACGAACCGCGTGCGGATAGGTAGCGGCATTGGCTCGAACGTAACGAGCGAACTCGAACCATCCAAGCGCACCACCGAGCACATCGTTACTAGTTAGGCCGCGCGTGTATTCCATCGAGGCGTGCACGAACTCAATCGATGCGAGCACACGTCCGACCGCGAGCGATGGCCGCCAGATGCGAACCTCGACAGTGTGAGGCCATGACAAATTGACCGCGTCCGAGTGTGAGGCGTACTCAGCACGTGCGCACTTAGTCACTACACCTCGACCGCCGCGCAATGAATTAAATGAGGCGTAATGAGACGTACGCCGCGCAACACTCACGAACCCATCTTCATTGCGTGCATAGAGCAGCGCGAAACGCGACACGTGACTCGGGCCGCTGAAAGCGACACGCGAAACGTGCACATGCAAGCCGCACGATGACTCCGACCACGCACGCGCACCATTCGCACCGAGCCTCGACAGTGCCGCACCAAATGACGGTGCGAACTGCTGCCATGAATCGAGCGAGCGTGGATGCGTGACAATCTCGAAACCATCCGAGAGCGAGCCATCATCCTTTAGATAGAGCACGGACTCATCGAACGAGGCCGCCATCTGCTCAGCCAATGAGTGACGGTCACCATCGCGAGCCTCGACCTCAAGTTCGATGCCAAAATACGCGAGGCGTGAACGGTCGAGCATGCGTTCATTCTCATCAAGAATCCGACCACGCGAGGCATCGTTAAAGAATGAAAACGAGCGGCCTATCTGGTGCACTGAGTAGCGCGGCTGAATTGGCCAGAACACCGGGTCGGGCTTGTATGAGTAGTTATGAATCGAACGAGAGTACTCCTCGTAGTCATCCTCCACATCGCAGCAGTACTCATGCGATGAGTACTCCTCGCATACCTCGCATAGGTAGTAATTCTCACTGCGACAATCAGTGCACACCCAATCGTCATTATTTACGCACACCGAGTCAACGCCGTAACGGGTACCGCTGCACGCGAACATCGTGTCGCAATCAGCACAAAACCAAGCGTTCAAATCTTGGCAATCTTGGCACCATTCTTGAGTGCCGTTGCGAGTAGTGATCGTGTAAAGGTCGCACTCATCATCGAACGAATCGCCGCACCTCTCACACTCGTAAATCGTGACCGCATCCTCGACTACCTCAAGCACGGATTCATTTAATTCATCTTGCATAGTGACTCCAATCACCGCGCCTCGGACATCTGCCGAGGTCGCTGCTGAAATTGTAGCGCGATTAAGCGTGGCCCTCGTGGCAATTAATAGCGGCCAAACTAAATGACCTGAACGAGCACCCATCGAGCACCCATCGAGCACCACCGGCCAACCATCGAGCCGCCTAAATCCGACCTAATCCATCGACTTTATAGGATACGAAAATAATCCATAGATCTGCAACACGGGCAAAAGCGCGGCGGCGGATGCGGAGGCGTGGGATTTTGTCGCAGTGCCGCGGGATTTTGTCGCAGCACCCCCAGAAAAATTATTCCAGGGGGGTAATAAAATTCCCTGGGGGTCTGCCAAAGTCAGTGGCGGATTGGAGTACACCACTGGCTAGTCGTGAGTCACACCTTGGTAAGGCGTATCGACTCTCGAATTAATGTTACTACGTCTTTGGTACCACGTGAAGTTTTTCTTGGGCGGTTATGTCCATTCACGCACTTGTCTATCTCAGCCCATTGCTCAGGTGTAACTTCAAACACGAAGTTCACCATCTCGCCACGGATCTTAACGGTAATCGAATCAGACATTACTGCACTCCGTAATCTTGACAAATGCTTGCAACTGCTTCGTTTAATTCATCAAACAGTTCTGCTATTGCTTCTTGATTAAGAGAGGCTCTGTCAATCATGTCCTGAGTAATCTCAGAAAACCAAAGAACTTCGGTATTGTCTGCCCCAAATGTTTTTACTTCCATCTCACCCTCCTTAATTGGTGTAACGACATACTACGCATACACCGGAGGACTTGTCAAGTATTGTTTTTTCTTTTGCGGTAACGTGCCACACGGATGCGAGTTGCTTGATTGTATGCATCGATGCACGGCTGGCAAGTCTCGTGCTCATTGTCTTTCATTTTTTGCCTACGATGCCAAGCCCAACCGCGCTCGGTGCCATGCTCTACTTCTTTACGATTGGGAGGTGTGTAGCCAAGTGAGACAGCCACGATTCTTAGTTCGTGATAGTCCAAGCCTGACCACACACCCCACGCTTCGCGGTGAACTAAAGCCCACTCAAGACATTCCGTTTTGATTGGGCAGTTCTTACAGATGTATTTCGCTCTGTTGATCTTTTTAATGCGGTCGTCAAAGAAAAGTTTGGTCATGCCAATACATTTCGCTTCCGACCAGTCGACCATTAGAAGGCTGGTTCTACTTCCTTCTTCTTGGCTGAGTGTACCTCTGCCGTAGCGAACTGTAGGTCGGGGCCAACAGCCTGAGCGTTAAGGATAACCTTGCCCACTGTTTTGCCTTCCTTGTTTTCGTAACGGTCTTGAGTTAGAAACCCATTTACGATAACTCTGTCACCCTTGTGGAGTGAGTCTGCAACACCTTGGGCTAGTGTGCCCCAAGCAGTTACATCAAAGTAAGAAACGTATTCTTCTTCACCCTTTTTACGGTTAACGGCAACACTAAAGTTAACAAGTGCCATGCCGTTATTGATGAACTTGATTTCTGGGTCGGTTGTGAGTCTCCCGATAATGGTAGTGCTCATTTCTTATCTCTTTTCTGTTAATTACAACAGTGTAATTCTATCACCTTTCGGTCTCATCTAGCAAGGTAATCCACTGCTCTAATGTCATAACTACGTAGGCTTCTTTGGCACCACGATTACGACGCTTGATAATAGAAACACCAAAGTCAGCGCGAGCGTTAGCCTGCTCGTGTAATGCCTCGTCAACGATGGTGGAAAGAGTTATCTTTCCTACGTTCTTACACTCAAACACAATGCCAGGCAGACCGTTTAGATCTCCCTTGTCTATCGTGTTGCCAGCACCGTACCTACGTTCAATAGTGACACGGCCTCGTTCGTTGAAATAACGGGCAACGTCGCGCTCCCACTGACTGCCCTTAGCCTTCTGTGGTGTCGTCATACATACCCATTTTTTCCTGTATTTTTGTAAGTTCTTTCAAAAGTTCTTCCTTTGTCATTGATTTACTAATTTCATCAAAGACGTTATCTTTCTGTGGTGTCGTCATCGTCCCTCTGTCTAGCCATAATGTTTTTCATTGCTGTTGTAATGATCTGTTGGTCAACGCCAAGCGTAATAAGTTCTGTAAGGAATGGAATCATTACAGAGTCCACCGCCTCATTAATTGATTGAATTAACTCCTGCTTTTCCATGGTACAAGTCCTTTCTGACTGCGTTCCTTAACCATTCTACTTCTTTGCTTGGCACTAATCCCAGCACGGTATCCAATTTGCAGATAATCGTTTAATGCATCCTCAAGACATTGCTCTCTAACCGGACAAGGAACACAAACGTTTAAGATTTTTTCTTCTACGATGTACGACTTGCCTTTCTGCGGATGAAAGATGTTGACATCCATCCCCCTACATCTTGCTTCTTCCCTCCAACTCACTTTCTTCCTCCCTTTAATGCATCTTTAAATCCTGCTGGCATAGGCACCGACTCTGCTCTACGCTTTGCAAGTTCTTCTGCCCGACGGTTCTCGTAGTCTTCTATTTGTTGATAGACAACTTGGGTTCTATCCACGGGCTTTTTATTATCTCGTTCACGCTGTGCCAACATAGTCTCATAGTGCTTACGAAATTTCTCTGGCGACAAGATGACCGTGCTCCAGAAGTCATGGCTTGCGCACCACTCAATTAAAACCAACGCTTCTTCTTCTTTTCTTTTATCAAGGCGCACCATCTTTTCAAAGCAAGCAGCAACAGTATCATTTTCTCTAAAAGGCTTTTTGCCATTGGCAACTATCGCCTTCCTAAGTTCTTTTACCAGCCTTCGAGCGACCGTCCAAGACTCACTATCTTTACCCTTATCAGGAGAAATAGCCCTAACCTTGGTGACCGCTTCCCTTGCCTGTTCTTCAGTGATGTACCCATCTTCAATAAGAAAACAGATCGCTTTCCTGTAATCAGTTTCCATTCCTAAACTCATCCAGTGCAATTGTAAGGTACGTAATCATGTCAAGTAGAGAATCTTCGATGCCCTCGTTAGCCAACTTTGAGCCTTGTGCTGCTAATTGCAGACGACCCATCTTGTCATTGGCTCTCAGACAAGCACCCACCCATGAAGGTATCCCGAAAGAAAGGCTTTGTCTGATGTTGTAATAAGGGTTATCAGGTCGCCCATAGTCACGTGACTTCTTATCGTGCATCTCCTGCACTTCTTTTAGTATCTCGTTAAAGGAAGCGTTCATTAGCAACCATCCGTCCATTCTGGGTACAACCCGTGATTTCTATTGTAATAAAATACTGCTACTGCTTGTTGTTGGTATACGTCTGCTTCGTTGGGTGTAGCAGGTAAGCCCTTAATGTTCTGACGAGCGTACTGCCAAATCTCAGGCATGAATTGAAACATACCCTGAGCACCTGATACCACGTTGGTATCAATTACTTTGCCACGACTTTCACGATACGCAATACAAGCAAACCTCGTTTGTACATCTCTAGGCAAAGAAAGCAATGGTGGTGTAGGCATCGCTGTCTCCACCAAGACTGGTTGCGGTACTTCTACCGCCGGTGTTGGCTGTACAAATGACAAGGACGTAAGAAAAGCCCCCATCGCCAGCGTGGTCTTAATCATTGTTCTTTGGATGAGAAGGATGGTTCACCCTGCTCAACTGGATTTCAAGTTCGCGAATCTTCCTGTGTAGGTCGCGGTTCTCTATCATGTATTCCTCTACTCTGCCAAGAATTACTTCGTTCCTCTCGCGCAGGTAGTTAAGTTCAAGTTCGTGGTTCATTACCCTCCTCTGGGATGAATTCAGTTAATTTACTTTTGTTGCTAGGACAGCGATGTACTACTTCTTCTGCCCGTGCTTCCACTAATGTCAAGCACTTAGGGCAAACCCATTTTCTCATCACTCTCCTATACCTTTAATACATTGAACGGTGGCATCGCCATGTTGCTATGTCTGACTGTTACTTTTAAGGCCACGCGAACCGCTGTGTCTGGCTCTATCTTCTGCTCTGCCAATACAGCAATCGCACCAGTACCAACACTGTTACCAGCACCAATGGATGCATAGTTCTCCTTAAACTTAATTACCGAAAAGTCTTCATCTATTTCGTAGATTGCTTTCTTTGTTACCACTAACAGACTCCACTCGCCACCAGGGTTTGCTTCCATTAAGTGATTACGTAATGCGTATGGATCACTAAGACCTGACTTGCGTGCTAACTCGATGATGCGAAACGTTCCCGAACCACCAAGCAAAGCATCGCCTGACTTCCAAACCTTCGGTTCACCCGACAATTGGAATAGACCGCCATCCTCAAAGGCACCTGAGTCGCCACCAATGGCGTATGTCTTTCCATCTGTGTAACCGATAATTATTGTCATTAATCCCATGCTCCAAAAATACCAAGCAAAATAAAAACCAAAAACCCCACTGTTAAACCTAAAAATATTCTTTCAATCCAAATCATTTCGACTCCTTAAATTTTTCTGGCACAACACCTCGATAAGGCAACTGCTGTGGCTGTGGCTTAAAGGACGTACCACACAAGTGACACAGGACGACGGGAGCCTGTGCACTTATGTTGATACGCCAGTCATGCCTACATTTTGTCATGACAACTCTAAAATAATCCCAGCAATTTCGGCTTCTTCAAGGTCGGTCAACGATTTCAACGTACGCTGAACTCTTTCCTCACAGAACATCTTACGGTCTGCCGGTGAATCAAACTTGGCTGATAGTAAATCTCGCATCAAGTCCATAGATGTCTTTTCTTTGGGCTTTGCCGGTGCGTTCTGCTTAGCCTTAGTTGCACTGTTGCCATCATCGTCATCGTCAGCCACAAGGCCAAGAACACTCATGTAGGCGTAACGTCGAGCGTATGTGACAGCACTTCCCTGAGCCTGTGGGTCATCTTTAACCATGTGCAGTTTCATTGAATAAGCAATGTACTGACCTGAGCCATGTAGCAGGTACGTAAGCAATGCATCGCCACCCGTCTCGTCATGCGTAATGAATTGACTTACTGCTAAACCGTGCTTGGTCAGCACTGGGCTGGCACTTGCTACCACGTCGGGTAGTGCTGCATACTTGCTCTTAAAGAATGGGTTTGTTGACCCCTTCGGTACTGCGCTGAACTCGGCTTGAGCCGCTACCAGTGCTGTTGCTAATTCGTTAATCTCATTGCTTTGCATTTTCTTCCTCCTTAAAGTAAGAATCTAAAGTGTAACCAAGTGCCGCAAAAGAAGTCATGATAGTTTCCATAGCCTCCATTGCTGCCTCGTAATTGCTTAAAAAGCCTAACCACACTGAATCACCAGTGTCAACTTCTTTTAGAATGACTCCATAACTATCGCCATCCATCATGTCGGCGTACAATTCCAACTTGGTCTTGTTGCCTTCCATGGTTACTATTGGGTAATCAACCATTTTCTACCTCTCTCTTTGTTATAGAACTCTCTGTAATGCGTACTTGCCCCTCGCCATCATCGTGACACAAGGATCTAAACATGCAGTACTCACACTGCCAAGCACTTGATACTGGATTAAGTATCACCAAGTTGCCATCGTCATTGATAGCCAAACGGTCAGGTAGGTAACCAGCATCAATGTTGAAGGCCATGCCTTCCATGCGTGCCAACTCCT